GTTTTCAATGGTTTACCTGACGATCGCCACGACTCAGCCACATTCACAATTGAATCGGGCCTTCGTTCTTTATTTGTTCTGGTTTCTTCGCGCGCGAACGCAGACATCGCGGCCAACCACAGCAACGTATGATAAAAGATGCTAACTCGCTCCCCACTTAATCACGATCTCGCCAACCTCATCGGCCTTGTCCTCTTGCTTATTCCTAACACCAAGAGGTGCGAGCTGTCGGATCATCTTGTCCTTGTAATCAGCTTCGAGCCTACGACGTCCGACTTCAGCCATCGCCAATTTGGGATCGGCAGGCAAAGCCTTACCAACCAAATCAATAATCTCGTCTCGCATTACCTCGGCCTGCAAAGCTCGAGCATTACGATACGCCTGGTAATTTTTCTCATCTTTCTGAACGTACCTTAATATTGTTTTCCAGGTCGGAAGGTCAGCGTCCAAACAAATCCTAGTGAGGCTCTCACCCTCAGCCAAGCGCTCACAAACGTGCTTAAAGTTCTTTGCGGTCACTCTAATGTAGGGTCTGGCCATTGAATACCTTTTGCAAAAGAAAAGACCCGAGCTTTTAAACTCGGGCCTTTAAGTCTAACCACTTGGGAGTAGGGTCTAACGTCAACACTCTGAGCACCAGGTCTGCCAACGTTAAACATTTGATACCACATTTAGTGTGCATAGTCAACACACCATACTACATATTGTACCACAAAGTTAAAATAGCTCTCTCAAACTGCCTTTTTACCGTCGAGGGGTGAATACCCATCACACGCCCTACCTTGCTCCAAGCTGGCCCCCTTTGCCTTTTAGCCGCACTGTGCGCAACAGCCCACACAATCCGCCGGTCATCAACTGGCATTGCCAAAGCCACGTCCAACGCTAACTCGTAATGAGATATCTCCGTTGGACTGGCAGCCGCCAATCTAACTTTCACCTCGTTATAGCCAAAAGCTAAATTCACGTCTGCTTGAAACTCCGGCCAGCAACTCTTCAAACTTCCAAACGCTCGAACGTTCGGCATTCGACGTTCAGTGTCAGCGGCCTTTAAAAAGAACTGCCCTAACCCTGCAACATCTGCAACAATTTCACTCAACTGTTTAAACTTTTTCCGCTCAATTAATACCTCAAACGCGTCACTCATCTGAAATCCCCTGTTTTCCGCGTATTGGCGGCACCGATACCCGAATGTCTAAAGACAATTCGGGTGTTTCGGTGCTAAACCACCATATTTACCAAAATACCCGAATTGAGCACCGATTTGCACCGAAACACCCGAATTGACCACGTAAGTCATTGATATCATTCAATTACGCAATTCGGGTATTTTTGGTGAGTTGATTGCCGCCAATTTAGACATCTTCGACCTCTCGACTATGATCTCGAAGTGCTGCCAGATACCTTATTTCGTCTTTTTTAAGATAGACCCAAGAGTTAAATTTACGACCCGCCATAAGCTGTTCCCATCGAACATCATTAGATACGCGGACGTCTGTTTTACGCCATTTTAATTTTTGACCAGGCAGGCGTTTCCAAACAAAATCTTTTTGCCAACCAAAAACACTCATTCCATCTTCTTCGAGCTTTATTTGACTAAATTGTTTACCAGGCATTTAAACCTCCGTTAACCAAACGAACTCATTTTCCATACCCAAAAATTCATCCGCGACTAATGAGCATACGCTCTCATTAAAACGAGACCTTTTGTGCTTGCTGTCAGTTACGATTAGCCCTTTGAGATGCTCAAACAACGCATCAAGGCTTAATCCTTTACAGGTTGGCGGCAGGCCTAGCCGGTTGTCCTGCAATAGCCCTCGAGCGGCGAGATTATTAATACCTTTAAACAATATCTTTTGATTTGCGCCCCGAGGCTTCTTTTTTCGAGGGGTTGCTTCAGCAACGCTTGCCTCGGCTACTACACAACTTGTGACAGTTTTGCCGCGTTCGTTTGTTCCGATCTCAATAACCTCGAGCTTAAACGGGAATACGCCGTCGATTTCCATTTCTCGTTGCTTGGTCACAGTTGCACAGCTAATTTCTCCCGACTTTTTGATCTCAATTTCAGTGTCAGTAGCCGCTCTAAGCGCGCTGGAGCCCCTGGCGCCCTTGGATTCATCTTTACCGCTGTGATGAATGAAACAAACGTGTGCGTCCGTTGCGTGCCGCACCTTATCAGCGTTAATTACAAGCATACCCATATCTTCGGCTGCATTCTCGTTGCCGCCAGCCATTACCCTGGCGAGAGTATCAAGGACAACAATTGTTACATGGCCCATTTCTTTGGATTTATGCGTAATAGTATTGATTAGCTTGGTAACATCGGCCTCGGCATCAAGCATATTTACGCTCGTTGGGATAACCGAAAACGGTATGCCGTCGTTAAGCTCGTTGTGCTGCTTAAAAGCAGCAACACGGTTGCGAATGCCATAGCTGCCTTCAGCTGCAACATATATAACACCGCCGGCGTCGACCTCTTTGTTACGCCAGCTCCGGCCTAAAGCAATGTGCAGGCAGAGATCCGCCATGAAAAACGTTTTGCCGCAATTGGATGGGCCGTACACAACACTCATTTGAGCTTTGCTTAAAACGCCTTCAACAAAATCATCCGAAGTAGTTACCGGCAACATATCGTCAGCATCAATTGTCGCAAAGATGTCAGAGTTACTTACAGTTTCCAGCTCTTCAACCGGCGGCTTTGTAACAGCCGGAAAGCCGCGCAATTCTGCCATTAATTCATTTGCTGAGTTGATCTGGAGCCAATCGAAAACGTCCGCTCGTTTTTGCAATGTACTGCAAATGTTACAAACTCTTACGGATTTGGCATGTTTAAAAACCTTTCGAGAGATTAAGTCAGAGTGCCTGATCCCCGCTTCATCGTTATCAGGGATTATAAAAACTTCTTTGCCTGCAAAATACGGCACGAGTTCGTCTGCAAATTTGTTTGCACCGCCTGGGCCGCACGAAGCAACAAAGCCTGCCTCGGCCAACGCGTCGGCGTCCTTCTCGCCCTCAACAATAATCACATAGTCGCTGTTAAGGAGCTCCGGCAGCCGGTAAGGAATTACAGGCAGCCCTTTTACAGAATGTATCCATTTACTTTTGTCGTTCGGGTCTGGCCTGGCTTGCCTAAAATCCTTTGGCATAAAACGGCGCACTTGCATATGCAACTCGCCAGCTTGGTTTATATAGTTATATTTTTTAATGATCATGCGAGGAAGCAACGCGATATCTATATCAGGAACTGCCTTGGCAATAACTGCCCCGCCCTCGGCCAGCTCGTGGTCAAAGAATTGGTTTGCATCTATTTTAACTGACAGGCTTCCTCGAGTTCCAAATCGCAATTCGGTTGCAGAGCTCAACCTTTTATTCGGCTCGCCCCAGCGTTCGCAAGCGGCGTCAGCAACTTCGTTTGAGCTAAAATTCATCTTCGCCCTTATCATTCCAAACGTCGTATGGATTTAAGCTTGTAAGGTCGTTTCTAGCGTTATTACGAGACCAGATATTGTTACAGCTAAAGCACTCGTATTCTTTAGAATACCCCAAATGTAAGAGCAGCTCGGTATCGCCTGATCCGCAAGCAGGACACTTTCTGCTATCGGTCATCATTAGAACGGGATCTCATCGTCAAGCTCATCAGATTTATCAGCAATCATTTTGAGCTCGGCAAATTTACCGATGCAACTGCGCAAAAACTGCGTCCATTCATCCCGAGACAAATATCTCAAATCGTATTTATTAAGGCTGTCTAAATACTCCCCGCCTAACGCTCCGGCATCGCGTAGCATTTGGTTTTCGCGCTCTGTCATATCATTCATCATTTTTTTGCCCCACGTCCTTCCACGTACCCGATAACGTCTTGTATTCGACAAAATCGTCTCCAATCATGGTTACTTGCCCAGCAACCAGCGGTGGCCGGTAGCGTTGGCTTTCGCAGCCAGCAAGCTGCGCAGGGATATCCAGCTTTTTATTAAATTTGGTGCATGTCCAAGCTGCATCTTTTGATGCTTCGCTATAGACACAACTGCGACAGTGCCGTTCTACTTTTTCACCATCATGGCAAACGGGACTAAACTCACACCATCTGCACTGGTAGAAGTCGGCACTTTCGTTAACGCGGTCAGGTATGGAAGTCTGCGAATAAATTATGCGTTTTGCATTATCTCTGTACTTTGCAGCCTCTATTTTATTGAAGTCTGTGCGCACCGCCGTCCATGCTCGACCGCCTGAACTGGCAACAACCAGCCAATGCCGCTTTCTCTTCCGATACAGCATATAAAGTTGGGCCTGCGCGTAGTATCCTTCGTTCCAATTGAACAGCGCGTTTTTCTCGCCGTGCTTATCAACAAGCTTTTCAAACGCTGCGAACTTTTTTTCAGACGTGCATTTGACCTCGCCGACGTGCCAGGTAGTAGGCGCCTGTTTCAGCCCCAATACCTCAAAATCCAGGTGTCCGGCAAAATGCCCGTCGAAATCTAAACACTCAATTTGTTCGCCTGTTTTAAGATCTCGATCAATAATTCTGAGGTCAGTGTCTTCACGTAAGGAATTAATCACGAGATCCTCAGTCCTATGACCATCTCGAAATAATTTTAGCGTCTTTGCCTTATGGGGTGGTGATTGTACAAAATGAAATCTGTAATAAATTCGTCGCTGGCAATCGCCTGCACCGCTCATTCCAAGATATCCGCGTTGTGAATTTTTAGCTTCTCGTTTTTCAAGTAAACTGTCTGCCGCTCGCAGATTCGGGTCTCCGCCGTCAAAAATTAAATTGACCATCGTTAATTCCGTCCATAAAAATAGGCGGCTGGCGTTATACCAGCCGCCGTGGTTTTAAGCCCAGGGTGACGTTGGAACAGCCGGTGCATCTGTTTGTGTGGTAACTTGCGATTGCACTGGTTGTTCTGCCGCCGGCGTTTGAGTTGATCCAAAAGGGCTGTATCCAACGATTTTGTTTTTGGCCGGCCAATCGCCTTGAGCCTCTTCCGTTTCAACTTTTACGTTTACACGCTTTGCAATTAGCTCATCACTGTCACCAATGCGTATAATGCCCAGCGCAACGCCGATCTGGTTAAGCTCTGCCTTTGCAATTTCCATTGCCTTAACGCTGGTTGAATGCCAAAGGTTCAAGTTTTGCCAAAGGTTTGTGCTGCCTAAATCAAATTGTATTTGTAAATAACTATCGCCGGCCCTTGAGACTTTTGCTTCAGCGGCAACGATGGTTGCCGGATACACCCCGTCTGCAAGCAGTGGAAAGTCTCTGCCGCCGCCAACATTTTGAGCATCAACCTCGTGATTAATTACTACCATTTTTTTGATCCTTAGTTTTTTTAATTTCTGTGACTATTGCGTCCCACTCAAAAGGCAATTCAGCCGGTATGTTGTAGCGACTTTTGGCAATAAAGCTTGGCTTTTCCTGGGTGTAGAGCACCCTCGAGCCATCACCAATTGCGATATTTTTGGTTTGCCCAAAGCCTTTGTCGATGGCTCGCGTGCTTGTAAAATAGTTGGCGAACCCCACGATATCGCAGAACTCCATACAAGTAGCTGCAACTTTCTTTTGAAGTTTAGGCATATATCTGTCGTAGCCCTCGGAAGCCGGATCTTCGTAACGTTTGAGCTCGGAGTGCGCGAGCATGATCACTGCCATACCCTTGTTCATCCGAAGTTTATTTAATTTTTCCAGTAGTGAACGAAAATGCATGTCGGCATATTCGTAGCCTTTGCCGTACCCGAAATCTTCAATTGAGGTTAGGCCTTTTGTTTTGTAATTCGGGTTTGTTTTACCCTCGGCAACTGTTTTCTCGAATACAAGCGGGGCCAGCCAATCCAAGGTATCTACAACAACCGTTTTAAATTTGTGTTCTTCGTTGATCAGCGTATCAAGTGCGGTATCGACGTCTTCAAAACTCTCTGCTTTTGAAAACCGCGCGCTGCCGGCAACGTCCGCACCGTCCTCCGTTTGAATGAAAATTGGTTCATTTGCTTTAGAAGCAAAGGTAGTTTTACCAACCCCAGGTCTGCCGTAGACCATAATTCGAGGTGGCGCGAATGCCTGTCCCGTAAGTATATCTTTTAATGTTTTCACAATTCGTCTCCTCTAAGTCTCCTCGGCGCGGGGCAAAAAACTCCATTAACCGAGGAGACGATTAATTTTCAATTGGAATCTCCTGCCCCACTAAATCCTGAATCATTACTTGAACGCCAACCACGTCTTTTGACCAATACGCTCTGAAGTCATGTATTAAACTATCGTCTTCAATCACATTCTCGTTCTGTAGAAGGTCAAAGACTGCTTTCACGATGTTATCAATATCGCGCCTACGCTTATCTGGGCGCCCAACTGCCAGCTCCACGCTAATCGGCGTTGTAATAGTATTTATCTTTTGTTGCTCGGCCACATGTCTTCGTGCGTCTGCCGCCCATTCAGTGTATTTTTTAGTTTTGTATGTTCGGCCTCGAGCGTGACGCCAAAGCGCGTTAACGCTTGGCGGAAAAGGCAGTAATAAAATTTTCATACTGTTTCTTCCCTTAACAAAAATGCGTTTTGATGATCGTTTGCTAGAACTGCACCTCCGGTTACTTCGGATATAATTGCGTTCCATTTCGCAGTTGGTCGATTTATTCCGCGCGCCCAGTGGTAACATGCCGCTCGGGTGCAGCCGATGCGTTCAGCTGCTTTCTGGTGCGACAGATTTTGTTCAAGTAGCCAATCTTTAAACAACATTATTGCATCCGTAATAAAAATATATATGTGTAAGTTTTTCTTGCAATTATTAGTAATTTAATTATTAACTGATTTATATATCTATTTTGAAAGCGTAGGATGATCTACAAAAATGAGTATTCAGAATGGAACACTTAACCTAACAGGAGAATAAAATGAGTTTTGCATACGAACATTCCCCGGATTGGCAAGAAGCATATGAACGGGACAATGAGGTAAAAAATAACAAATCATTGAAAATAAAAGAACGTCCGTCACAGTTTGAGAGGAGCAACAAACCTTACGCAAAATTTATAAAAGATAATAATGAAAGTCCGTATTTTACTTTAACGCGAGCGTTGTGCCAAAATCAGCTCCGCCATTTTTTAGCTAACGAAGATAGAGCAAAAACCAAAATTCGGCGTTTTTTTGACAGTAGTTTTCAAAACTATTTTTTAGGCGCCATTTTAGTTGAACATCAGCTAAGTTCAAAAAATGGCACTGTAACAACATTCGGCATCCCGCAAGCTGTTCTTATAGAGTTAATGAAAGGTTCTTTATCAAGCAAGCGACGCGCGATATCTACCGCTGAAGCGGATGGCTACATTTATATAAGAGAACGCACACTACATAGAAATCAAAAAAAAGTGTTTGCTACTGAAGCTACTATTAATGATTTTGTAGCTCGCGCATTTGAATACCATAACGTTGCGGCAGAAAACGGCCTGCGCTGTAGCACAAATAATTGGGACAAAGCACACAATGCGCATGCTGTATTGCTTGAAACAGGAAAAGCCAAAATTGAGGCGTTTTTTAATACTTTTAACTTTATTGGTGGCGTAAAGAATGGAAAATAATATTTTTCTGTTAGCGCGAGCGCAAGGCATTACTATGTCGGGACTTGCAGAGCGCGTTAACATGGCAGCGCCCACTTTGCGGCGCTACGCTCGCCAGGAGTCTCAGCCAAAGCCTCAGCTTGCTCAAGAGTTGGCAGACGCACTTAATTGCAGTGCCGCTGTTGTGATGGGGCTGCAAGAAATACCAGCTGTAAGTGCAAAATTGCCTTTGTACGGCGGGTACGAGACCGACAATAATAAGATAGATTTCCGACTTGCGGTTGATTTTATGACTCGACCTGGATCGTTAATAGGGGATGCCGACGTTTTTGCAGTGCATGTGGTTGGTGAGCGCAACAACCCGCGTTTTGTTCAGGGTGAGGTTTTAGTTTGCAATCCGCGAACGCCTTTGTCACGTAGACGTGACGTGGTTGTACAATACGATGATATGACAGGCGAGGTTGCGTTTTTGTTAAGTGCCTCACCAAACGAAATTATGTTAAGATTTTACAATGGTGATGAGATCAAAATTGATCGCAAAAAAGTAACAAGTATTGCAACAATTTATGCAATTCATACTAAATTTAGCTCCTATCTACATTCATCGGTAAAGTAAGTTTTTATTACATAACTATTGTAGGTGTAAGTTTTTCGTACTAACGTAATTAAGTAAATAATTACGGGAGTATGGAAAATGACATTTATTAAAGACTCGTTTGCTGTTGTTTTTATTATTTTTCTTGCGTATTTCGCAATTAATTTTGGCTGCCTTTTAATTGATCAGTGTGCAGTCGAACAAGGTTGGATGCAATGAGCCCCCTTGGGCTCGGCGTCAAGCTGCCTAAAATTCGTCGAACAATCCTCGAGACCGCCGCGAAGTTAATCACAGGCGATCGAGAGCGCGAGCATGGCGACGCCCTCGAGAATTTTGAATTAGTCGCTGCATACTGGTCTGCGCACCTAAATATAAAGATTACGGCAACCGACGTGCCCACGATGATGGAGCTGTTTAAAATTGCTCGGCGAAAAAGCGGCCTCTATCACCAGGATAACTACGTTGATGCAGCTGGCTATGCTGCTTTGAGTTATGAAATTGCGTGCGAAACCAAAAAGAAATGAAATCGTTTAGTATCTACTTTTTATTTTTTTTGTATTTAGTTTTTATAGTTTTGCCAACGTGTTTTCTTTTTGCGCTTTTGGGGATTGCAATATCTTCCGCGCAGATGATTTCAGAACATAAAAAAAGCCCCCGAGAATGTAACTCAGGGGTGCTTTATGACAAACATAAAATTTATTGAGACGTCTATATGCTGAAGGTTTTAGATTTATTCAGCGGCATTGGCGGGTTTAGTCTTGGGCTTGAACGGACAGGTGGATTTGAAACTGTCGCCTTCTGTGAGATCGAAGACTTCCCGCGCAAGGTCTTGGCTAAACACTGGCCGGACGTGCCGTGTCATAAAGATGTTAGGAAATTAAATGCCGAAAAAGTCGGAGCAGTTGATGTTATTACAGGGGGATACCCTTGCCAGCCATTTAGTCTTGCCGGGGTCAGAAAAGGCGATCAAGATGACCGTCACCTCTGGCCAGAAGTGTTGCGGCTCATGGCTACCATCCGGCCCCGTTGGGGAATTTTCGAAAATGTTTATGGCCACGTTTCAATGGGCCTCGACCAAGTGCTTTCTGACCTGGAAGCCGAAGGCTACGCCAGCCAGACATTTATTGTTCCAGCTTGTGCCGTCGACGCCCCGCACAGACGAGATAGAGTCTGGATTGTGGCAAACACCGAACGCCCACGAGGACAGGGCGGCACACTACACGCTAGAGACAAGCTACAGACACAAACAGGAAGGGCGGCAGATACATCTGGCGCAAGAGGTGAGGGACGAGAGAATGTGGCCGACACCGACCTCTTCCCAAGCACGATCAGAGGGGATGATCAGGCAAATGCGGGAGAAGGTGAAGGAGGGAACTCTGACGCAGGAGGAAGCAGAGGCAATGATTTCGGGCAGTCTGGAACCGGCGAGGATGGGATCAATGTGGCCCACGCCGAAAGCGGTTATGCCCGACAATCTAAACAGCAACCCAGAGATAAGGCGGGGAAGGATAGTAAGGAAATCAGGACAAGACTTCGGCATAAACCTAGCGGATGCGGTGAAGATGTGGCCGACACCACAAGAGGACAACGGAAGCAACGTGAACCCCAGCGAGAAAAGGCGAATGTGCTTGGTGAAGAAAGTCAACGAAGTGGAGGAGAAGACCCCAGAAGGTGGCTCCCTGAACCCGGAGTGGGTCGAGTGGCTCATGGGATACGAAGTCGGGTACACAGACTTAAAGGACTAGGG